ATTTTTTATTCTCTCAAGTTCTTCATTTTCATTATCAATCAACACAGACAATTTCAATTCCAATTTGGAAAAAAATTCGTCCTTGTCTCTGATTTCTGCGAAAGAATCACCACAAAAGTTATTAAGGTCAGCAAACACTTCATCATCGAAAGTGTCTCTGATAGTATCCATTACTTCCTTTAAGTCCATAGTTTTGGTTTTAATATACAAATATAAAAAGAAATTTTAAGAATAAAAAATTATTGAAAAATAAACTTCTATCTAATTTTCATTTATATAAAAGAAAAGCTATAATGTATGAAGATTTCAGTAATAATGGCTAGCTTCCTTGGAATGCCTAACAGAACTCAATTAGACGCAAAATTCAAAAGAGCTGTCACATCTTTCCTAAAACAAACTCACGAAGATAAAGAACTTATAATTGTCGCAGACGGGTGCGAAAAAACAATGCAAATGTACAACGAAAATTTTGCAAATTACGAAAATATTAAACTAATTCCTATACCCAAACAACCCCTATATTCTGGAATTATGAGAAATATAGCATACGAAGTCGCTGAAGGCGATATGATTACATACCTCGACGCTGACGACGTAATTGGTAAAAATCATTTAACAACTATACTTAATCAATTTGATATGGACGAATTAGATTGGGTTTATTACGATGACTATATGACATTAGATAAAGACTTTAAGAAGTTACACGTTAGAGTAGTAGAACCAAGATATGCTTCTATTGGTACCAGTAGTGTATCTCATAAGAACCCAAAGAATATGAAAAATGGTGAGTGGTTAAAGTGGAAAGACGGTTACGGACATGATTTTTGTTTTGTGATGAAATTGGCGTCACTTGGAACCAAGTTTAAGAAATTGGAAAAGATGCCTGAATATATTGTGGCACATTATCTCGGCGCTGATTTTTGATCATATATGATAATTTATCATATATATTTTCATTGTATTTAATTCTGATCATACATATGTTGTGTGTTTTACAATATTCATCTTTTATCTTATCTCTTTTTTGTCTTTCTAATAATCTGTCATTATTTTTTTCATATCTGAATTTCGTAAAATGTTGTTCTCCGTCATATTCTATACACAAATTATTTTCTGGTAAATAGAAATCAAAAAATAAAGGGTTTTTGTATCTACAATCATTGAAAGAATATCTGGGAATATGTTTAATATCATTATTTTTCAATATGTCTTCAATAATTTTCTCGCCCTTACTTGAAAAACATAAAGAACAACCTTTCCCGTTTAAATGATTGTTGGGAATTTGTTCAAAAACTCCATGTTTTTTACAAATTATCTTCACTTTAGATTTAGCATTTATGTAAATAGTTAAAGAATAATCATATTTATCATGATGTATATTTTTAGCTGAATTTATAAAATCATTAGTGTAAATTTTCGAACATAATGGGCATCCGTGTTTCTTATGAGTTTCTGGTGATTGTTCAAATATTCCATGTTCTTTACATATTATTTTAACTTTTGTTCTATTATTCTTATATTCAACTGAGGAATAATCATACTTGTTATTGTGCACAATGGAAAACTTTTTTATAAAATCTGATACATTTAATTTTTTATTACCGTAACATTTTGGGCACCCTTGACCCTTTAAATGACAAGAAGGTCTTTGTTCAAACAAACCGTGTTCTTTGCATTTTATTTTAATTTTAACGTCCGTATTAACATATTCAACCAACGAATAATCATACTTATTATTATGAATTTTATTGGCTCTTACTATAAAACTATCTATATTTGATTTCATATAATTATATCATCTATATTTTTTCCTATTTTCTTGAAATAGTTGAGTAATAACCACTCTATAAGTTTTGATTTATTTTTAGTATCTTCGTTTAACAACTCCAATATTTTTGGGTTTATTGTGAAAGTTGTTCCTATTTTCTTTGTTTTCATAAACTTTTCTTTTTATTCGTATATATAAATAATTGCGGGTCAAAAACATTATTTTTACAATTATTTTACATTATTTTTGTAATTTATATCAATTCTAAACAAAATTATTTTTTATTCTTCGTATATTTTTATACCTTTGTATTATCAATCTTAAATCTTATCTATTATGAACTACGATAAAATTAACGCTGTAAAAGAGTTTGCGAAATCTCTTGGTCTATCATATCAAGAGTATGCTGTATTGGGATATAGTTTTTTTGATTACGATGATGGTGTAAATTATATGCACAACTACGGATTTAGAGAAATTGTAGTATGTAATCATATGGGATTAAAAAGATTGAAAGGTTTACACGGCAAAGATACAGATAGTAATGAATTAAAATCTGTTATTTACAAAAGACGGAAAGACGGAACTTTTCACATCACCAAAAAAACTTCGCTCGGTCAATTTGGAAGATCTGATAAAGATAATGTTAATGAAAATCAGGATATTATCTGTTCTGTCTTTGATAAAGATCAAGTTTGTATATTTTCTATTCAAATTACAAATAATGAAAATTATAAATCTTTCAAAAGTGGGAAAAAAGATATTAAAAGAAACGAAATGAAAGATTTTAAAAATGTAAGAGACACCACAAGCATTACTTGGGGGGATATTTTAGATAATAAATTAGAATACACTATACATTTTTGGAACGATGAAATGAAAAATGTTAAATTTGATTAAATTATCTATATTTAATGTTTCTCATCCTTTTATAGTATAATAAAAGATTAGTATCTACGTAAGTTTGAAGATCTGATATTTTCAGATCTTCAAATATTATATTTAATAATTCCATATAATCTTTTCTCTTATATAGGTTCTCTATATTTATTTCAATTTGATCCTCCCATTTATCAATATATTTCAAC